TGTTAGGCGTGTTGGTTGTTAGGCGTTGGTTAAGATATTTTAAAAATAAGATGAGATATGCCCGCGGGGTATACTATACGCCCCTTGTTCAGCGGCCCACCCCCAGTTTTTTATTAAAAATATCTACTTAACTATAACTAATAGGATTCTAATAATAATTAAAAGATAAAGGTATAGAAAATTTCCACAAACCTGTTACGGCCGCTCTATTTGGCCAGCGCCACCGCAGTTAAGAAGGTTACCACCATGGCGGTCGGTAGGCTGAGAGTTTGAAAGGCATAGAACGCTACGGTTGCTAGCAATATCCAACTCGCGATTGGGGCAAGTAAAATCGAAGCGATGATGGCGATTGTGGCCACAGTTAGAATGAAGGTTAGGCTCATTGAGGTATCTCTCCTTTGGTTACGGCCGTCCATGGCCAGTTGATTGGTGGGTTAGACCTTCTTACCTTTGGCCTTAGCGGGCGCCGGCTGCTCGGTGGTTGGCGCGTTGGGTGGAGTGAAGGGGTTAATCCGTACTCCATCCTTAACCAGCGCGAGGTAACCATGCGCTTCGTCATACCGTAAGTCAGCCATCGCGTACTTATGTTCCGCCGTATCGAGGTACTCCTTCAATGAGGTGCAGTGGCAGTAAGCCTCGTATCGGGCGTATGCCTTCCCGTGCTTCTTCTTTGGATTCGGGCCGTACACGAACGTGATGGCGTCGTCGACTTTGTGGGCGTTGATCAGCTTTTCCATAATATCCTCCATTTGGTTAAATGAATCATGATTGATCCATTGAGGATATCATATCACATGGATTTTCAATGTACACATTTATTTATGAAACAATGCATTTCACCAGGGTAAACAATGGAAATGTAACCGGGTATATATAAGAATAGAACAGTATAAACAGTATAAACAGTATAAACAGTTTATACCGTTACCCGGGTTTATTGTATAAACGGTATAAACAGTTTATACCGTTACTGGCAGGAAACGCAGGAAGTGGCTGGTATCCCTGGCGCGGCGACGGTGAAGGCCCTGTATCCCGCTGGATCTTGGGGATTCTCTCCCCGAGGAACAAGGGGGAGATCATCACAGCAACAGTAAAACCAGGGATACGACCTACCGCCCAACCAGAGAATTTTTTTATTTACAACCGGCAATTCTTATAGTATAATCTACTTAATAGATGGATGGACGGAGTGAATGGCCACTACTATTGCATACACCGCCTCGCCGACTGCAAAGCTCTTTCACGCAGACGAGGCATTTGTGCGCTCTATCATTGGTCCTATTGGTTCCGGTAAGTCTGTTTGTTGTTGCCTCGAAATTTTTCGAAAAGCGTGTGAACAAGCGCCGCATAGAGAGCCTGACTCTAAGCATGGCGGTATTCGACGCTCACGGTGGGTTATTATTCGCAACACCTACCGTGAGTTGATCGATACCACTATCCGCACATTCTTCGATTGGGTACCAGAAGAACTGGGCACGATGAAGAAACAGGATATGGAATTTCACATGAAGTTTGCTTTGGACGACAACACCATCGTCTATAGCGAAATCCTCTTCCGAGCTTTAGATAAACCAAACGACATCAAGAAACTTCTTTCTTTGGAATTAACCGGCGGTTGGATTAACGAGTGCCGAGAAATTCCAAAGCAAGTAGTGGATATGCTACAAGGTCGTGTTGGTCGCTATCCAAACAAGCGACAAGGTGGACCTACTTGGTGGGGTATCATCATGGATACAAATCCACCCGACTCTGACCACTGGTATTACTCTCTTTTCGAAGAGAATCTACCCGAAAACTTCTCCATCTTTCATCAACCATCTGGCCTCGCCTCTGAGGCAGAGAACATCGAAAACCTTCCACCTCGTTACTACGAGAACATGATCGCCGGCAAGGATCAAGAGTGGATAAATGTTTATGTTCATGGCCAATATGGGTTTATTACTGACGGAAAGCCTATATTCCCTGAATATAAGGATCATATCCACTCTACTCAATCTCCTTTGGTTCCACCCAAAGGATCTAAAGTGTTTGTCGGCATAGATTTTGGCTTAACTCCCGCAGCCGCAATTGGTCGTTTATCCCCCTCAGGCCAACTCCAAATTATAGACGAGCTCTGCACATTCGATATGGGCGCGGTCTCCTTCGGTCGACTGTTGCATCAGAAGCTCTCTACGGAGTACCGCGATTGCGAGATAGAAGTTTATGCCGACCCCGCTGGTGAGCAACGCGCTCAAACGGATGAGCAAACTCCCTTCCAGATCCTCCATAATCAGGGAATTGACGCTTATCCGACCTACACGAATGACTTCACTATTCGACGCGAGTCAGTCGCAGACTTGATGATGCGATTAGACATGTCGGGGGAACCCGCATTTATCCTTGGTCCCAAAGCCAAACTCGCTCGCAAGGCTCTGGCAGGTGGATACAAGTATAAGCGCATGCAGGTCAGTGGTGAAGCTCGCTTCCAGGAGAAGCCAGACAAGAATAGATACTCACATATCGCTGATGCGATTCAGTATCTCGTTCTTGGTGCAGTAGGCGGAGAGCGCGTAATTGGCGGGTATGGCACTTCAAACCTTGACTATTCTACTACGCAAAGAGGCGTAGTGTGACACAACAGAGATAACTTATGATTGGAATGCCAGACGACGAAGTAGAAATCGAAGAGCCTTCTATCATTGGCCCTGACGCAGAACTGGATGAAAGAGATGTACTCTCTATCATTTCTAACGAACTGCAACTCGCAGATCAGGGCATTGATTTTGTAACGCCTCTCGACTATTACGTCGGCAATCCTAATGGTCGCGAAATCGAAGGGCGGTCTAGTGTAGTTTCTACCGACGTTGCAGATGCGGTCGAATGGATTATGCCGCAGATCATGAAGGCTCTTACGCAAACCAACGAAGTTGTCATCTTCGATCCGATCGGTCCTGGCGATGAACTGCAGGCCGAACTCGAATCAAAGTACGTCAATGACGTAATCATGAAGGAGAATACTGGATTCATTACGATCCATGAGTTTGTAAAGGATGCTCTTCTCCAGAATTATGGCGTAATCAAGGTTTACTTTGAAGATGAGCCGTGTTATGAAGTTCAAGAGTTTACCGGTCTTGTAGAAGAACAGGTCGTAGTCGCCACTCAGGCTGACAATGTAGAAGTGCTTGAGTTTGAAACTCAGGAAGACGGAACCTTCGAGTTAAAGATTCGCATCAAGACTCCTCATGGAAGGATTGTCTTGGAGGCTATCCCACCAGAGCAGTTCCGCTTTAACGCAGACCACAATTCAGTCTCTTTGGAAGGTGCTCGATTCTTAGCACACGTCACCAATAAGACTGCCTCAGATCTAATCAAGGAAGGTTTTGACCGTGAAGTTATCGAACGTATTGGTTCCGGCACTCGTAACAATCTTAGTGATTATCGCTTCGCTGCCCAAGACGAAACCACTACCTTCCCTGACCAGTCACAAGACTGGGCCTTGCGGATGCTCGAAGTAGCTGAATGCTACATGCAACTCGACATCAACGGTGATGGAATCGCTGAGTACGTAAAGATCACTGTTGCTGGTGCAGACATCGGTACGCCGACTGACATTCTATCTTCAGAAGAGATTAACTATAATCCCTTCATCGGTACTACCGCGATTCTGATGCCTCATAAATTCAGAGGTCTTTCTATCTATGACCGTCTGAAGCAGATTCAAGATCAGAAGACAGCTCTACTCCGCTCAATCCTCGACAACGTCTATTTGCAAAACAACGGACGTACTGTCGTAGTAGAAGGTATGGTCAATATGGATGACCTCCTCGTATCACGCCCAGGTGGTGTAGTACGAGCCAAGAGACTTGATGCAGTATCTCCTTTGGCTACTCCTCAGTTGAGTGCAGAAGCCTACAACATGATGAATTACCTTGATCAGGTACGAGCAGGTCGTGTAGGTGTATCTCCAGAAGGAGATGCTACACCACAGAAGATTGGAGCTCGAGTTGGTTCAGAAGGTGTAGAACGCCTCCTCACTGCCAAAGAAGAATTAGTAGGACTCATTGTACGAGTGATTGCAGAAACTGGCATGAAGCCACTCTGTAATAAAGTTCGTGATCTTTGTACGATGCATTTGGATGCAGTTCAGGATTACCAATTCCGCGGTATGTGGGTTAAAACTAATCCTGCTCAGTGGCCTAATCGTCGACGCATGACTGTCCGTGTAGGTACTGGTACTGGAGATCACCAAGCTCAGGTTAATGCTTTGGGTACTGTCCTCTCTTTCCAAGAGAAGATTGTCTCTCAACCTGGTCAGGCAATGGTTACACCGCAGACTGTTTATGCTGCTTTGGATGACTTCGCTAAGTTCTCACAGTTGAATGGAGCCAATAAGTACTTCTTGGATCCTAATAGCCCACAAGGACAACAGAATGCTCAGATGATCCAGCAATCGCAGGCTCAGCAAGCACAGCAATCTCAACAAGAGAATATGGCACTCCTCCAAGCACAGGTGGATACCGCTCAGGCTCAAGTCAAGATGGCTCAAGCACAACAGGATAATGTCGTACTTAAAGGACAAGTAGAGAATCTTAAGTTACAACTTACGGACCTTAAGACTCGATTGGAAGCAATCAATAAAGACGAAGATAGAAAACTTCGCAAGTATGAGATCGACGAGCGTACTGCTCTTGAACTCACCAAAATTGAAGTTGAATCTCAAACAGAAGAGAATGCAAACTTCATCACTAATAAGACCTCTGTGTCTGGAGTATAAATGGATAAGGATACACTAATTAAAGATGTAGAGCGTGGCAGAAGAGCCGAGCATGCGTATGAAAATTATTTGGCAGAGCACCTTAACACTGTAAGGGCTCAATTGTTTAATGCATTTTGTAGTCAAGATCTTCCACCAGAAGAATTGATTAAATTGAAAGGATTGGCTTCGGCCATAAACGGTTTGGAAGCTTCGATCTTTACGGATATCGATAATGCCAAACTTGCTTCTAAGCAACTTAGTGAATTAAACAATTGAGGATTTTATGACAACTGAAACGACTAACTCTACCAATACGGCGAGCGTCAATCCAGTAAGCCAAATTACTGACCTGTTGGTCAGTGGAATGCAGACTGACGAAGAAGTTCCAAATCAAGAAGAGGAAGGAGCCGTAACTGGCGAACCAGAAACTTCGACTGACAACGAACAAGGTGGTGAGTCTGGGAATGAGAATGCCGAGGGGGAAGAAGAATCTCCTGTTGGTTCTGGTGATGACGAAGTCACTTGGGCTGGCGTTCTCGGAGTAGATGATGGCAATATTGTACTTGACGATGAAGGAAACCTTCAGGGACTTGTCGTTAAAGTTGATGGAGTTTCATCTACTGTAAGTGTAAAGGACTTGGTTGCTGGATACCAGACAAACAAGCACTATACACAGAAATCCCAAGCTCTTGCAGAAGAGCGTAGGGAATTCGAGAAAGTTCGTGGCGACGTAGCTCAGAACTATTCTGAAAGACTTGCCGCCGTAGATAAGTTGACTGGATTTCTTTACGATACTATGACCAAAGAATTCCAGAACATCAATTGGGAGAAACTCCGCACTGATAACCCTGGTGAATACGCTGCTGCAGTAGCTGATTATCAAACTCGTGATGCTCAGTTCAAGCAGATTATGGTCGCGGTTCAGAGCGAAAATGGCCAACTCCAACAGCATCAGCAGCAGCAGTATAACGTCGAATTCCAGAAGCACCTTGCTGGACAGTACGAAAAGGTACTAGAAAACAACCCTTCATGGCGTGATACTGAGAAGATGCAGAAGGAATTGAGTGCAATTGGAGATTCTGCCGGTGAAATCTATGGTATACATCCTGAGGAATTCAAGCATCTAAATGATGCTAGACACCTTGAAATTATGAAGGATGCAATCGCTTACAGAAAAGGAAAGACTGTGTCAGAAAATAAGCTTAAGACTGCTCCTCCTAAATTCCAAAAGGCGGGTGGCAAATCTGGTAAGCCAATGAGCAAACTTACTCGTTTAACTCTTGATGCCCGCAAGGCTCAAGGTTCACGGCAAAGGGATTTACAGACTGCAGCCGTGACCGAACTCCTTCTGGGCGGTCGTTAATACCACTTAATAGGATAAATTAAATGTCAACTGCAAATCTAGACTCAGCAGACCTGAAGGCGGTTACCGCCGGCGGTCTTATTCGTGAAGATGTAATGAACAAGATCTTTGATATCTCAAAGATCCCGCTGCCCTTCACCGATATGGTAGGTTCTACTACCGCAAAGAACGAATACATCGAATGGACCACCGATGAACTCGCAGCTCCTAACACTGCTAACGCAGTAGTTGATGGTTCCGATGCAACCGGTAATGACACTGTCACCGGCCACCGCGTAGGTAACCATCACCAGATCAGTCAGAAGGTTGTTCGTGTATCTTACCGTGCAGATGCTTCTGATGTCATCGGTCGTACGCAGGAACTGGCATATCAGTTGATGCGTCGCCAGCAGGAACTGCGCCGAGATGTAGAAGCAATCGCTCTTCTCAATCAGGCTTCAGTTGCTGACAACGGTAACAGTGTAGCAGGTAAGGCAGGTGGTCTTCCTTCATGGATTGAAACCTCCTATGAAACTGTTGGTACTGGTGCTACTGCTGGTGCTGCCGGCGGATTTAACCTTTCTACCAAACTCACCGTAGCGGCTACCGATGCAACTACTGCAGGTGCTCTTACCGAAGCAAAACTGCGTAGCACCATCCAGTCTGTCTACGAAGAAGGCGGTGATGTTTCTGTTATGATGACCGTTCCAAGCATCATCTCAGCATTCAGCAAGTACATGCTTTCTTCTGGCGCAGCTGTTGCTCCGATTCGTAGCAATGTACCTAACAGTCAGCAGGAAGCAGCCTCTGCTCTTGGTGCAGTGAATGTCTTCATCACTGACTTTGGTACTATTCGTGCTATCCCGAACCGACTGCAGCCGACCTATAGTTCAGGTGCTCGTGCAGACGTGTTTATCCTTGACCCGGCTTACCTCTCACTCTGTTACCTTAAGGGTTATCAGACTGACATTCTGGCTAAGACTGGTCTGGCTGAAAACCGTCAGATGTCTGTCGATTGGTCTCTCATTGTTCACACTGAGAAGGCTCACGGCATCATCCGCGATGTTAGCACCACCGCTGCAATGACTGCATAAGGTGTAACATGGCTGAGACTAAGGTAACTGAAGTCAAGGCTGAAGGCGAAGTGGCTACCAAAAAGGTAGCCACTAAGCTCAAAGCAAAGAATGTTTCTACTAAAACCCTTTACCTTGAAAAAGGAATTGCTAAGCCAGGTGACACTGTTGAAGTTACTACGGCAGAACTTTCTTGTTTCGAAGGTACTTTTCTTGAGAAGGTCTAATCATGGCTAAGATGAAGAAAAAGAAAGGCGGCGGTAGTAAGAAACCGTGCGGTTGTTGAGGTAATTATGGATCAAATCATCAAAAGCGAGTTGCATTATCAGGATCACACTGGAACGCTGACTCATAAACGTACTCAGCCAACAGAAAACTTGATTCTTGAGCGGAATGCAGAATTGAGGAAGGATAATGCCCTTAGAGACCTCTCCTTTGGTCGACAAGTTGCATGTATCCCATTCATCATGTATGAAGAGGCAATTCGTGATGGTTATGATCTTGCCAACCCTGATTCGGAGGTAGCGGGTCGAGAAATGATGCGCTACCTTCAATCTGAAAAAGGTAAAATTTGTCTCGTAAGGGATAAACTATAATGGATGATTTAGAAGGTTTTCTTAATTGGTGGATGGAAGAACGCCCTATCCAATCTGAACCAAATGAAGACCGGACTGTATTTAATGGGACTTTGTCTGGAGTAGTACTCTATAGACAATCTCCTTATCAAGTACAAATGTTTATTATTCCTCCTAATTGCGAAATTGACGATCATGTCCACCCAAATGTAGATTCTTATGAAGTATATTTGTCTGGCGATATTAAGTTTAGAATAGAAGGAAAAATAGTTGAAGACAACGTAATCAGAGTGCATCCTACTACTTCTCACGGAGGTTCATTTGGACCAAGAGGAGGATGTTTTGTATCAGTACAAAAGTGGTTAAACGACGTTACTCCTACGTCAGTTGGCGCAGATTGGAATGATGCTAAAGGAAATACTCAAGGTATAGCATATTCAACTCAGGAACTTAAATGAATTACTCAGAAATAGTTAGTACAGCTCTTGCTTATGCTGATAGAGCAGACAATACTTACGTTTCTAGCAATATAGACAATTTTCTACGCATTGTTGAATCAAGAGTCAACAGATCATTGCGTACAGCAAAGCAAACAAAAAGAGCTCAAATAGTTACTTCGGCAGATACGTATTTCTATGCACTTCCTACGGACTTTGCTGGTTTGCGTAATGCAGAAAGTGTAATTGAAACCCAACGAGGCAATTACGAATACGTAACTCCAGAAAAGATTAACGTCCATATTACGAATAATCTTTCAGAAAAGGTTTATACTATTATTGGTCGTAGTCTTCAAATTTGTCCTCCTTTGGATGATACAATTTTAGAGATCAATTATTACCAACGGATAATTCCTCTCGATTCTACAAACGATACTAATTGGCTTTCTGAATACGCTCCTGATGCGTATATTCAAGGTCTTTTGGTGGAAATTAATTCTTTTGTAAAAGACGCAGATGCATCTTCTTTATGGGATGCAAGGTTTAATTTAACCGTGGCAGAACTTGATCTTGAAGATGCTAAAGATCGTTGGTCTGGTCCACCTCCTATGATTAGGATTTCATAATGGATACACCAGTTGCCGATTGGGTAATGTGTCAGACCCTTACAGTGGGTACTGGCACAATTACGCTTGGCCCGGCGCTAAGCGGTTATACAGACTTTAAAGGTGGTCTTCAAGAAAGCAGCGAAACTTATTACTCTATTCTTACTCAAAGTGGAGATAGAGAAGTTGGTTTAGGTAATTTTGATTACGCCAATAATACATTAGTTAGATCTACTGTACAAGCTACTTTGATTAATGGTGTATTTAACAACACCTCTCCTACTCCAATTAATCTAGTTGGTACTTCGATCGTAGCCTGTACATTCAATGCAGAATCATGGAAAGAGTTTATTACTCTTTTCACCATAGGCACTGTTACAACTGGAGTACCAGGTTCTGAAGCCTCTGCCGATTTAACTGGTACACATTCACACCCTATATTGAATCTTACTATTCCAAGAGGCGATACAGGTGCTGCTGCCACAATTACCGTCGGTAGTGTTAGTACAGTAAACCCAGAAGATCCTGCGGATGTAATTAACGTAGGAACTTCAGGTGCTGCCATACTTGATTTTTATATTCCTAAAGGAGAAGTTGGAGATACTGGTGCAACAGGTGCAACAGGCCCACAAGGTCCACAAGGTGATGCAGCAACAATTGTTGTTGGTACTGTAACTAATGTACCATATGGCGATCCTGCTACAGTAACCAATGTAGGTACTGTTAATGACGCAGAGTTTGACTTCGAAATTCCTGGAGGTCCTGCAGCTACTATTGCAGTTGGTACTGTAACTTCTGTACCTCCTAGTTCACCTGCTACAGTGACTAATGTTGGTACCGGTACTGCCGCCATCTTTGATTTTGAAATTCCTGAAGGTGGTAGTGTAGGGATTCCTTCTGGCGGAGTTGAAGGTCAGATTCTTGCTAAGAATTCTGTCACCGATTATGATACTATTTGGATTGACAATACTACCGCCACTGTACAAACAATTGTGCGTAATGAAACTGGTGCGCAGTTAAATAAAGGTACTGTAGTATACGTAACTGGCGCTTCTTCTAACAAAGCTCTTGTTAGTAAGGCAAAAGCAGACTCTGAGGCAACTTCATCTAAGACATTTGGCATTTTGGCAGAGAATATTCCTCATAACCAAAATGGTTTGTGTGTAACTAGTGGTTTGATTACAAAATTAAATACTAATGCATACACAAATGGAACTCCAATTTGGTTGTCTGCGACTACTGCCGGCGAATTTACTTCCACAAAGCCGACACAACCTAATCACGCAGTATTTCTTGGTTGGGTAACTTATCAACACGTTAACCAAGGCGCAATCGAACTTAATATCCAAAATGGTTACGAATTAGGTGAATTACATAATGTGTTGTTGGATAGTCCTCCAGTTGGCGGTGATTTCTTAATTTACGACTCATTCTCAGGATTATGGGTTAACGCAACCTACTATGGTCAACCAAATGGAGTCGCCACCCTTGACGCAACAGGTAAGTTAACTGCAAGTGAAATTCCCGATATTGCAGTTTCTGATTACCTTGGAGCAGTAGGAAGTCAAGCACTAATGCTTGCACTTACTGGTCAGAAAGGAGATTGGTGTACTCGTACAGACTTAGGTACTAATTGGATTATCACTGGTTCTAACCCTGCTCTTTTGGCAAGTTGGACACAATTGAGTTATCCTACTGCTCCCGTATTGTCAGTCAATACAAAAACTGGTGCAGTTACACTGGCGGCTAATCTTACCGTCAAAAATAGATCTGGCTCTAACGTCAGTGTTCCTGTCACACTTTCATAGGAAATTTAAATGGCAGCAAGATATCCTTTGGTTCTTAACGGAACCTCAATTGAAGAATTACAAGCGGCAGACACCCTTGCAGGCGTAGATGCCTTTGCTTCAGGCACTGCTATGTTATTCATACAGACTGCAGCTCCGACTGGTTGGACTAAGTCTACAACGCACAATGATAAGGCACTTCGAATTGTAAATGGTGCTGCAGGTAGCGGCGGTAGTACCGCATTTTCAAGCATATTTGGAAGTAGAACGCCCGCCGGTAGCATAAATACTAGTGGACTTAGCGCTGGGGCGACCACACTCAGTACGTCGCAGATGCCCGCTCACGCCCATGCTCTATGGGGAAGTGTTACTAACTCGAGTGGTGCTGGAACTGGTCTCGCAAGTGGTGGTTGTCGTACGGTCTTCGGGTCTGGAAACGGCGACAGTTTGCAGTATATTGCTAACGGGCCGACGGGCGGGGCGCAATACGTTCAAAATACAGGCGGCGGCGGTTCTCACTCTCACAGTATGTCTGGTTCTGCTACATTCACCGGTACTGCAATGGACTTTGCAGTTCAATACGTAGATGCAATTATTGCAACTAAAAATTAAGGTAAATTATGAAATTAACAATTATTCCTTCTGATGGTTTCGTAGCCGAAAATGGAATTGGGTATTCCCAACTCTCATGGGTTGGTACTCCACCTAATGTCCATGCTCTGCAATGGGATTCTAGTACTCCAATTAACCGAGTACTAAAATCTGTAGTAGAAGAAATTGTAGATGAAGAATTAGTTCCTATAACCAAGGAGTCTATCTCTACTTATTACGGTTGGATCGAATTTAATGATGGAACTCCAAATGAGGATATTTCAGTTCTTCCATCTTGGACTGATAGCGCCCTAGAAGCGTGGACTCAGGCTAACAACCCGCCTCCACCTCCGCCTCCTGAACCGCCTACAGCAGAAGAAAATAAGATGACCGCCATAGGTCTTCTTCAGGAAACTGATTTTGCAGAATATCCTTCAGTTTCTGATACTTCCAAAATTCCTCATTTGGCGAATGCAGCGGAATTTATAAGTTACCGTGATCAAGTAAGAGTGATCGCAGTCACTCCTATAGCCGGTGATCTTACTTGGCCTACTAAACCACAGGAAGTTTGGGTAACTGCATGAGTGTAGAAGTTAAAGGATTCTGTCCTCTTGGGTCAGTTTGCGAACAAGTAAAAGACGGATCAATTCATCGATGCGCATGGTTTATTAATCTTAAGGGTACTAATCCTAATGATGGAAAAGAAATAGACCAGTGGGGTTGCGCAATGGCATGGATGCCACTTCTTGCCATAGAGAACTCACAACAGCAACGCCAAACAGGTGCGGCTGTAGAAAGTTTCCGTAACGAAATGGTAAAGAATAACGAAATTGGTCAAAGAGTCCTTTTAGCTTCTTTAAACAAAAATGTAATCGACCTTAATGGATAAAATATGCCACTTAAGAAAGGTTCTAGTAAGAAAGTAATTTCTCAGAATATTAAAACTGAGATGCACTCTGGAAAACCACAAAAGCAAGCGATCGCAATTGCACTTTCCAAAGCAGGAAAATCTAAGAAAAGGAAATAAAATGGTCACGTCCCAGCAAGCATTTGAAAAGTACGGAGATCCTTCTTTGGAATCGCATATGACTCTATGGGACGTACCTTCTGAATTAGAGTTAGGTACTATACCAAAGAAAGTGTATTGTAATAAGGATATGGTTAAACATCTTGAACAAGCATTCAAGAATATAATTAACCGTAATCTAGTATCTCAACTTAAAACTTGGGATGGTTGTTTCAATATTCGTAAGAAACGTGGTGCTCAATCTCAGTCACTCCACTCGTGGGGTATTGCGATTGACATTAATGCCGCATGGAATGGATTTGGCAAAACGCCAACCATGTCTAAAGAATTAGTACAATGTTTCACCGACGCCGGGTTTGATTGGGGTGGAACATGGAAGAAACCAGATGGAATGCACTTCCAATTAGCGAGGATTTGATATGAAAAAGTTCGGATTGGTACTTTCACAACGATCGACTTGGCTTGGCATTGTTACATTTTCAGGCGCAATCGGTGCTTCATTTAGTCCAGAACAGGCCTCTGCCATTGCAGAAACTGGAGCCTCTATCTTTGGTCTTATATTAATGTTCTGGAAGGACTAAAATGGATGAAGACAACAAGTTAGAAGTAGTAGACACAAAGAACGTCCTTACCAAGGAAGAATTGGACGAACTCAAGAAACTCGCTCATGCAAGCAAGATTGTTAAATGGGTTGTAGTGACTATCTTTGGTTTGACTTCTATGGTTGGTTTTGACAAAATTGTAGCCTTCTTTACGGAGCCAAAATAATGTTTGGTCAAATGCTTCCGGGTTCTGAACCTAGACCTAGTGAAGACCTTGATTGGCACTATAACTCTAGATTTAGACAAACTTCTATCTTTGGTGATATTCAACCGTGGGTTCTTAATATGAGTTGGGTAGAACAATGTCTTCCTTCTCAAAATTGGACTACTATTGAAGTCCCAGAAATTAACAAAACGAGGTGTTAAATGAGTGTTGAAACCACTACTAACATTGCCGGTCTTGTTACTACTAATCCAGCAGTAACAGACCCTGTATATGATGGTCCTAACCACTTTTGGTTGATTAAGTCAGTATTAAAGAACATTTTTCCTGGCGCCGGTGGTGTAGGGTTTGTTACTCCAATTATCGCGACTGAAGCAGAACTTAATTACTTGGATGGTGCAAGTAGCAATATTCAAGACCAAATCGATGCTATTAATGCGAAAACCTTACACATTCTTTTGAATGATGGCACTACTATTGTAGACGTCGCGTTGTCATAAGATTATGCCTAAAATAACTTCTTTTGGACAACTTGGTAAAGGCGGAATAAATACCGACATAATGCCCTGCGATCTTCCTGCAGAGTACATTACAAATGGGTACAATTTCCGAGTTGTAAATGGCGCAATTAAGACCAATGGAGGAAGTTTAAGGTGGTATTCAGACGGTGCGATTACTGACGTAGGATTCTTACTTCCTCTTGGTGATAGACATAATGATCTATGGGTAATTTGTACATTAGATGGCATTTGGGCCTTTGATGGAATTACACATTATAATATCTATGACCTTTCTGCAACTCCTTTAGTAGACATTAAAGGATGGTCAGGATGTATGTGTGGAGGTATTCCAATTTTGAACCATCCTGAAATCGGGTGTTTCTATTGGGTACCAAGTGTAATGCCACTTAATACGGCACAGTTTCTCCCATATAATGCATCAACTGATTGGGAAGCTTCTAATCAAAGATTTGGTAGAGTAGTTAGAGCGCATAGAAATTATTTATTCATGCTTAACATGAATGAACCTATTGCCACTACTACCAATATTCCAGATGCTTATCGTTGGTCGCATCCGGCGGACATTAATAGTATTCCTCCTTCTTGGGATGATACAGACCCATTGTTCTTGGCTGGACTTGCTCAGTTAGGTGGCGAAACAGGAAGAATCATTGATGGACTTAGTCTTCGTGATTCATTTATTATCTATTCTGATAACGCAATCAATATCTTAGAATTATCTGGGGATGACTTTGTTTGGAATAGAAGGCAACTTACAACTACATCCGGTCTTCTTGCAAGAGAGTGCGTAGTTGAAGTTCAAGGTCTCCACTACTATATTAGTAATGGAGATATAATGGTATTTGATGGTAATAAACCAATTTCCATAATGGAAAGTAGGATTAGAACGCATTTGCAAGCTAATCTTTCAATGCAGAATTACGCAAATTCATTTGCGATTTCTAATTTGAATTACAAGGAAATTTGGTTCTGTGTACCAACAGGAAGTAGTGAATACGCCAATCTTGCTTATATCTATAATTGGGAAGCAAATACATGGGCTATTCGCCAATTGCCACTCACTCTAACATATGCTACTTTTGGTTCTAAGTCACAAGGTCCTATTACTTGGGAAAGTTTCTATGAATTATCAGACTTCCAAGAATGGAGTGAAACTAGTGGAGATTGGGATGCGCATCCAGAAACTTGGCAGTCAATAGAAAATAGTGCTACATGGCCTACATGGGAAGACTACGAACTTCCGTGGGGTGCCACTACATTCTCTCCATTCGACGACACTATTATTGGAAGTTTAGAAAGTGGTGATATCAGAGATTTAGATGTTACTAACTATGGTTATTTTTCTGGTAATGATATAAATCCAAATACGTTACTTGAAAGGACTGACCTTCCTTTGGAAGGATTAGAAGTTGCAACTACAATTACCACTGTTTATCCAAAGATAACGGGTTCGTCACCAGTACAAATTACCTTTGGTTCTCAAGATTATAAAGGAGCGCCTGTTAGATGGAAGACATCTGGCATTTTCAATCCTCAAACGCAGAGAAAACTTGAAGTGCGGACTACAGGAACTCTTCACGCTTGGAGAATAGAAAGCATTGGTACAGGCCAATTTACTATTGCAGGTATGGATGTAGAATACACAATTAATGGTCTACGTTAATGAAAATTGAGCAACCACCAGATTCTGTTCCAGAAGAATTAAAAGATTATCTTTTACGCATGTTTAATAACATTGAATCTGAAATAAAAGCAGATAAGCAGATGTATAAAAATACTAAGTACTCTGCTACGCTTTATAAACCGGGGATGCTGCGTTACTTTCCTGATGCAGTAGCAGGATCTCCTATTTCATCTGGTGGACTTTGGTGGTATAACGGATCATGGACAAAGATAGTATAAATGTTAGAATAGTTTTACCAGACTATTTAGAAGATTCTATTTGGTCCCAAGTCCAACTCTTACTTCAAAGAGTATTGGATAGAGGAACCAACGAAGTTACAATAGATGGTATTAAGGCAAGAATTATGGAAGGAAGCGAACTTCTTCTTTGTGCATTTTACGAAGATAAAGTAATCGCTTGCTGTGTTCTTGGTATAACTAATTTTGAAACTGGCAAAAAGGTTTTACAAATGCCTTACGTTGCCGGTGACCATATGGATTTATGGTTAGAAGAAGGTTTTGACATTATTACCAATGTAGCTAGAGTCGAAAAGTGCTCACACATTCGCGGGTGCGGACGGATAGGTTGGTCAAAAATAATGCCAAATATGAAACAAATTACTACCACTTACGAGTGCGAGGTTTAATATGCAAGGATACGGCGGTTTTTCAACTGGTGGATCTAACAACATTTCGATGTCCAATGGGAAATTTAGTCAAGACGTTTATAAACCACAAGGTAAAGCGTTAAACGACTTATGGAACAATGCGTATAATCAGTTTAAAAATAATGTAGGACAAATGGAAGCGCAACTTCCTGGCGCTGTGGCAGGAGCAAATCAGACTTTTGCAAATGCTCAGGATCTTGCTTCTAGTTTAGGAGCGGGTGGCGCTTATCAAGGTATTAGTGGAGCAGACATTGCAAACCGTATTAGCGGGTCTAACCAACCTCTATTGGATGCAAACGCACCAGGTTACGCAAATACTCAAGGTTCTTCTGGTCGTATCTTTGGTTCTACGCGCCCATATACAGAACAGGGTCCTCTTCCGGTTTCTGGGTTTGGCGATCAAGGACCAGGTTTTGTAAGTAATCAAGGACCTGGTTTTGCAAATATGCCGAGCAACCCTGAATTGGTTAGTGCACAAGGTCCAGGGTACCAAAGTCTCTTGTCTACTCCGGAACTTCAAAGACTTCCTGGATATAGAAGTGATACTAATCTTCCTGGACAAATAAATACGAACCAATCAAATCTTGTAGATCAAATGAGACTTACAAGGGGTACTAATAATCCCTTCCTTGGTCAAGCAGGACTTGTTCAACAGGATACTAATCCTAATCAGACTAGTAACCAACAAAAGATTTATGAATCCATTATGGGAGGATCTGGTAATTCTTATGCGGACGCACTTAAGAACCAAATGCAAAATGATGCATTACGAACCGCCGGTACTTCTCTTAATGCGTTGGACGCAAGGGCCGCAAGAGCGGGAATGTCAGGTTCATCCAGACAGGGAATTGCCCAAGGTCAAGCACTACAAGGTATCAACCAGAATCTCCAAAGTAACCTCACAAATCTAGGTTATTCTACTTTTGATAAAGACCTTGCTCAGAAACTTGATATTGCAAGACAGGCTGACCAAGCAAATGTACAACGTTATCTTGGTAATCAGCAATATAATCTTGGTTTAGTAGGCGCTGGTAATACTGCCGCACAGAACGCCCAGAATTATAACCTTGGTATGGGTGGACTTGGTAACGCACAAAATCAAGCTAACCTTAACTATAATCTTGGACTTGGTTCTAATACTAACACATTTAATCAAAATGCTCAAAACTATAATCTTGGGTATGGTCAAAATGTAAACGCATTTAACCAAGGTAATCAGAATTATAATCTTGGTATGAATCAAGCGTTAATGAATTATAATCTCGGTCAGCAGCAGGCTAATCAAAATTATAACCTCGGTCTTGGTTCTAATGCTAATATTGGAACTCAGAACGCGCAGAATTATAACCTCGGTCTTACACAGGCTAATCAAGGTTATAACCTCGGTCTTACACAAGCTAATCAAGGTTATGATCTTGGTAGGTTGCAAGCTAATCAAGGTTATGATCTTGGTAGGTTGCAAGCTAACCAAAACTATAATCTCGGTCAAATGCAAGGCATTCAGAACTATAACCTTGGTTTGGATGCAAATAACGTCGCACGCCAGAATCTTCTTACTGGAATGGTTGGCGGTCAACAAGGTTCTATGAATACCGGAGCACAGTTCATGCCTACTGTACAAGGTATGGCTAGTGGCGGTATGAATCAGTTCCTTGTTCCTGGTCAATTGACTTCACAATGGGCAGACACCATTGGTGGACCAATTGTCCTTGGTTCTGGTAGAACTAGTAGCGCAAGTCAAGGTAGTTCAAACGCCTTCGGCATGGGTGGCGGTGGTGGTGTAGGTGGCGGCGGTGGCGGTGGCGGTGGTGGTACTGTCATTTGTACAGAACTGCATCGTCAAGGTTTGATGTCAGATGAAATCTATGCCTATGATGATCTCTTTGGAGAAATGATTCGTATGATATCCCCAGAGACTTATGATGGTTATATTTCTTGGGCTCCTAAAGTAGTAGATAAGATGCGTAAGTCTAAACTGCTAACTAAAGCAATTAACATCTTTGCCAAACCATGGTCTAAGGAAATGGCACGGCGTATGGGGTCTAACCACAAGTTCTCTTTGGTTGGGTTTGTAATTATGGAACTTGGTTTGGCAGTGTGTTCTACCATTGGTACTATTAAGAAAGAGATGGAGGTTGCATAAATGGAACAGCAATCTATAAAGTCTAAAATCTTTCAAGACCTAGTTAAGAAAGGAATGCCTCCAATTGTCGCAGCTGGTTGGGTTGGCAATTGGGATGCAGAAACCGGTGGTTTTAAACAGATGCAAGAACAGAACCCAATTTCAGGTCAAGGAGGACTTGGTTGGGGTCAGTGGACTGGCCCACGTCGTCAAGAGTTTCTTGATTACGCGAATCAGAATAAATTGAATCCTAATAGTTATGATGCTAACTTTGGTAATGCGCTTAGAGAAATGGAACAAGGCATTCATATGCCAAAGGGATTTACAGATTATGTGGCGAAAAATGCTAAATCACCTAGAGAGGCGGCACTATTGATTAGTCAAATGGCGCAACGGCCAGCCAAAGGAATGGAGCATAATGATCTCCGTATGGCTTCTGCAGAAGAACTTTATGCCAGTGCGCAACCTGCTGCCACTCCTGGTGGTGCTACACCTGCAACACCACAGGTAGTTAGAGCTAACCAAAAAGAAACCGGTGAGGCACCACAAGCGCCGATGCAACCTAGAGGTTCTGCTCCAATGGGAGATGCCTCAGGATTTATGAACGCCGGTTTTTCAGGTATGTCAAATCCAGGGTTTCAGGATGTAAGTGGATACTCAGACGACAGACTTCAGGGACTTATCGGTCTTCTCTTGTCTGGCGCTATGGGTGGCCAACGTTCACGTAAGAGGGTACAATAATGCCAGGTGGAAATCCTTCTATGATGAGTGCCTTGATGGGGTCATTTAGTGGTATTGTACCACGAGGTGGTAACGACTACGATGAAATGCGTTATCGCGCAGAACTTGAAAAGTGGCTTAAAGATAGCGAGACATACCGCAAAGCACAGGAACAGGCGCAGGTAGCTTCTGCTTGGAATCAATACCTTGGTGACGTAGAGCAAACACAAGGTCAGAGACTCTCACCTGAGATGACCTCTGCTTTGTCTATGGTTTCTCGCTTTATTGACAATCCGACTACTGCTGGAATGACTACCGATATCATGAAGAATATCGCTAGTACTAACCTGCAGAATGCTCAATGGGGAGAAGACCAAAAGAAGTTTCTTCTCTCTAAGGACCCTGCCTACGGTCAAGACTTTGTTAACTTCGTTAAGGATCTTAAACAACCTCTTGTTCAGATCAACAATGGTGGTCCAGAACGAGTTCGTTGGTTGAGTCCAGAAGAGAAACTGAACGCAGGTATGAACACCAATACTCCATACTATATGGATAAGAATGGTGAGATCAAGGCACCGCCTGCTTCTAACGAAAGAGAAACAAATAATGCTCAGAACTTAACCACGATGAGCAATTCTCTTAAGAGACTTGATATCTTCGAGAGAGATAATCCTGGTTATAACCCTGCAGAGTTCGGCGATGCGATGCTTAGAGCAGTCGCTTCGCAAGATGACTCTCTTTTTGGTAAGGCGGCCGCAGGACTGCAATCACAGGCTTCTAAAGCTTATGGTACGATTGCCAAAGAATGGGTTCAAGCGAATAGGGCAATTCTGTCTGGTGCTGAAGTTCCAGAAACAGAATTTGCTCGAGATCTTAGTATCTACTTTGCTGCACCAAATGATCCTCCTCAGATTTTGGAAATGAAACGCCAAATGAGAAAGGATCGTATTAAGTCAGTCGAAGCAATCTCTACTTTGCCAGCAGATCAACGTGCTGCTGCCTGGAAAGGAATGCAACAGGCAGACGAACTTAAGTTACAAGGTCTGAGTTCACAACCTGGTAAAATTGTAACTGACGCTATAGGTAACACCCAGTCTCCTGGAACGCCTACTTTGGAACAATCATTGGCCGCTACTGCCGCAAAGAGAGGTAGACCTTTGACTCCAGAAGAAATCCAGAAGGCGACTGCAAACTACAATAAGCTTACTGGAGGTAACTAATGCCTTCTTTTGAAGACCTTTTAGATGAAATGGAGCAAACCGCCCGTGCAACGGGTGGTTATTCTCCATATCCTAGTATGTCACCTGAGCAGTATGCTATTCAGATGGCAGGTCACCAAGAGAGAAAACGCAAGACTGCTGCTGAAATCTACGCTGAACAAAAGCAAAGAGTTCAAGACATGTCTCTCGTTGAAAAACTTGGTACTGCAGCCAAGAATGAAATGTCTCAGTTATACGCCGGAGCTCAAGACGTAGGTGACATTGGCCAAGGTATGATTGGCAACTTAATTGGCAATGAAGATATGTGGGATGAGGCAGTCTCACGTATGCGCGATAGAGAGTATGAACAGGAAGCCGCAGCAGAAGGTAGGAAAGCCTTCGAAGAGGTTGTTCCTTGGTACGTACGCGGCGCAGGTGGAATGCTTCCTTATATTGCAGACAGTGCTTTACTTGGACCTAAGTTTGTTAGAGGTGCATCTAAAGGATTAGATCTAATCACCGATGCTCTTAGATCTGGCGCAACCAAAGTAGGTGAAGGTGGTAAGACTCTTGTTCAATTGGCAGCAGAATTACCTGGTATTGCAGGTAAACCTGGTCAATATGTACAAAGGGAAATTACTCAACCGATCGCCAGAGAAGTTGCGCGTTTCAAGAAGCAAGTTCCTATGGTTAACCCGTGGTTGAAGGGAGTCCCATCCAGTATCCTTGGTAACACAGCACTTGGCGCTTTAGAGAGCGGATTGCATTATAACCAAGACATGGAAGAAGGTGCTTTAGCTTCTGCCATCGGGGCTACTAGTGGTGAGTTGCTAAAACCGATGTTCCATCGTATGCCGAGTTTCTATAATGAAACTGAAAAGGCATTAGTAGATTGGGCAAAACAACAGGGTTATAGACTCATGCCTGGTATGGAGACTGGACATCGCGGTATGCAGATGTTTGAGAACCAACTTAGAGGTGCCGAGTCATGGACTGACTTGGTTAACCAACTTGATCGCGGTAATGAGTACATTACAAATCGTCTTGTATATGACCAACTTGGATTCCCTAAGTCAGAACTTGGTAAACTGAAGGAAGTATCTCCAGAAGCATTGCGCGTACATATGGATTCTCTTGGTAAAGAGTATGAAGATATGCTTGCCAAGACCAAAGTCCGTATCGAACCAAGCGATCTTGATACATTGAAACAGAGTGTCTCTACTTTGGATCCTGGCATTAAGGAAGACAAGAAGGTTATTGACACGGTGTCTCAGTACATTAACTCAATTGACAAGTTCAGAGCAAATCAATTGCCAGTTAGAGATCCAATGACTGGTAAGATGCAGAAAGGAACTGGCGATCCAAGAGCATTCCAACAGTTGAGGTCCTCTATCAAAAGCGCACTTGACCAAGCATACGACCAAAAGAATTCTCTTATGGCGCAGAACTTGGAACCACTCCTTAAGACTCTCGATAATGGCGTCACTAGAGGTGCAATTGACTTTGGTGGAGAGGCGGCGGCCGCTCAGTGGAAAGACCTCAATGAACGTTGGGCATTGAGTAATCTTATCATGGAAGAGGGTATGAATGCTCGTAACATGGTAGACCTTGACAAACTTGGTAAGCATTTCATGAGCGATAACCCTAAGCGTTATCTGATGGAGAATGCAGGACCAAGAATGAGTGAACTTTATAAGGCTACCAAGTTCAATGAGATCGCCAAGAACACCGCATCAGGTGGTTTGTTCAACGAATCAGGAGAGTTCTTGAAGAACCCTCAAGCGAAGTCTACCTTCCAAAGATTCGTCGGTACTTCACCTGCTGCTTGGGTTCCTGGACTGCGCTCAGCATATATGGATTTGTACGCAAGAGGTTATCCTGCTCAATGGGGTCTACTTGGTTTCTCTGGTAAAGGTTTGGCTAAACTGCCAATCTATACTCGGTCTTACCAACAGGCAACTCAGATGTATCCGAAGATTGTAGAAGAAACCTACAATAAGTATCAAGAGTTCAATGCCAAAGAGAAAGAAGTGGAAGATAGACTTCGCAAGTTTGGCGCTTCATTTGATAATTTGTTAGGAGACTAAAGATGGGATTCTTGGACTACATTAAAAAGATGATGGACCAAGAGGTAAACACCACCAATCTCATGACTGGAGAACCTGACCGGCGTACCGTCGGTCAGCGCCTCCGAGCAGGAGGAGAGTGGGTACCGGGTCCTAGTGATGTGATTGCAGGTTATGACGCATGGGAAGCCTTAAAGAAAGGCAACTATGGTGAGGCCGCATTGAATGCAGTCGGAACTCTTCCTTTGGTTCCTGCTCTTGGAGGAGTTATTCGTAAGTCCTCTGAGTCTATGGTACCTAAGTACGCATATGATTCTTGGAATGTACAACCAGAATCTCGTAATGAAGAATTAACACAAAATGCGATCAATACACTCCATCAAAAGTGGGCTAAAAGTGCTGGTTCAGAGACCGATCCTTTCTATAAGTTAATTGAAGAAGGAAAGATTAACTCTGAAAATATGGATGAGATTTTTGGTGGTGCAAATGAAATTGCCGACTTAGTTCGTGATAGAGGTGATTTTGCTGAGGTACTAGACAACCTTGGTGGATATTCAGGTCAATATGATAGACTTCCGCATTGGACTAGACAATTAGCAGATTGGAGAGAAAATGTAGACCTACCTCCGATGGGAGGGACCGGCGATGCCAAAATGATCGGCGACATTTATGATGCATTTCTTTTGGCTCCAATGCGGAGAGGAGATGGTGACTTAGGTAAGTTTGCTGGGAAAGGAGACCTGTTATATAAGTCACCAGAGTTTCCTGAACTACTTAGCGAGAAAGAACAAAAGTTCTTTGATAAGTTAGGAGACTACGATCCAGTTGCAGTAAGTTTAGAAAGGGATAACCTTCCTATCTTTGGTGGCAAAGGTGAAATGGCACTATTTAATGCTTTAGAAAAAGGAAGAATAACTCCTTCTTCTTTGGCAGACAATAGAGTATCGATTACCGGTTTGATTGACTTTATTCAACAACACAAAGATGACATTCTTCGCGAAGGAGCTAAGACTCCTCCAGAAGATATAGTTCATACATTTGAGTCTGGTCATAGATGGGAAGAACTTAAGAATACAGATCAGTTAGGTTTTGAAGGACAGAAGATGTCCAATTGTGTTGGCGGTTATTGTGATAAAGTAAAGAGAGGAGAATCAAGAATCTTCTCGTTGCGCAATCCAGAAGGTACACCAAAGATAACCGCCGAGTGGGATCCTAGAACTAGGTCATTTAATCAGATATACGGTCCAGGTAATTCGCTACCAAAGGACAAGTATAGAGATATGATCGACAAGTTAATTGAAAAGTCAATCGATTGGTAGCCTTTAGCGGGCGCTTTAAAGGGGACTGGGTTTATACTCCCTCAGTCCCCTCTTTTTATTTCAAACAAAGTATTTCAAATATATTCGGTAATACTTTGCCGTTCGTTACCCAATGTTCAAATACAATACATTCTCTTTCGCATAAAATTGAATAGATACATTTGACACAAGGTTCTTCTTCTACGTCTTCTTTCTTTGGTATCTTACAGGTCATACCGCCACCGAATTGCTACACAATGGAATGGTATTCCTTCTTTGGTAAGGTCTGCATATTCACAAGTTACATACTTACCAATAAAGTGTGTTTTATTCAAGAGTGTACGCAACTTGTCATCATAAGTACCGGGTGCAAATGTCTTGAATTGCTTTCCTTCTTTGGTCTCCAAAATAAGGATTCCATATCCATCTCTTGAAGCTTCT